TGTTATATGAAAATGATAATTTATCTGAATTGAAAATTTGGCTAAAAAATTTAATAAGAGCAATATCAACTAAAAATTATTATATTTATGATTTAGCGACGAGAAAAACAATAAAATAATTTTTTTTCAAAAACTCTTGACAAAATCTTTAGATTTGTTATAATAGAATATGTTAAAGAAACTATTTGATTTAATTAATGAGCTCATAAAAAAGAAATTTTATGGACAGTTAATAATAAAATTTGAAGCAGGTAATATTGTTCATTTACAGAAAATAGAAAATATAAAATTATAAAATTATATATAAAACTTATATCGGACAAGCCGAGTAAGTAGAAATTAAAAAATTAATTTCTATTTATTCGGCTTTTTTTTGGGGAGGTGAAAATAAAATTGCCCACAAAGCAAGAATTAGAAAAACTTATACAGCAATGTATGAACAAAAAAGGCTGGTCTCGTGAACGATGCGAACGATATATTGCTGGTGGAATTTGGGGTTCTGAATATGAATCAATGGTTTCACCTACAGTTGGTGATGGGCATATTCCGAGCACATCAAAACAAATAAGTGTTAAAACAAAACAACCATTATTCAAAATGGAAAATGTTCCTATATTTCAAACTGGAAATTGGAAAGGAATAGAATGGACAGAACAAGATTTAGATGAAATTGTAAAAAATACAAATGAACTGATTGAAAATAAATTGCACGAACCTCCAGTAAAGTTAGGACACGACGAAGGACAGGAAATATCAGGTATGCCTGCTGTAGGTTGGGTAAAAAAGTTAAAAAAAATAGGAAACCAAATATTCGCCGATATTGTTGATATACCTAAAAAAGTATTTGAAGCAATACAAAAAAGAGCATACCGAAAAGTTTCAGCAGAAATATATACTGATTTTGAAAATCCGAAAACAAAACAATCTATAGGAAAAACATTAAGGGCGATAGCGTTGTTGGGTGCCGATGTTCCCGAAGTAAAAGGATTAGGCGACATATTAACGCTATACAACCAAGATATAAATAGTTGTGTAATAACATTTGAAGAAAAAGAATTAAAGGAGGCAGAGCAAGTTATGAAAAACACAAAACAATTTGATGAAACAAATTTAGCAAATAGAATATTAACATTAGCAGAAGTTGATAACATCTGTAAAACCTGTGGAGATTTTTTGCGTAGTAAAAGATTAAAAGAAGTTAAGTATAGCACATTTGTAGAAATGTTTGCTTTAAGGAAAAATCCCGAAATGTTAGAAAAAATAATTATGAAGTTGCAAGATGAAAATGGTGCACCAAGATGTCCAGAAGGTTTTGTTTGGGATGAGAAACAAGGAAAATGTGTTCCTGAAAATAAGACCGACGAAAAATCAAAAGAAAGTTCAGAACAGAAAACAAAACCAGAAAAAAATGATAAAGAAAAAAAATTAATTGAAAAATATGGTGATGAGAAATTCAAACAATTAAAAGAATTGTTAGGTGATGATATATATAAACTTTTAGAACAAGAAAAAACTTGTCTGGAAGGTATGAAATGGGATGAAGCACAACAGAAATGTGTTCCTATTGAGCAAGAAAAGGAAAATCCAATAAAGAAAGTTGTTGATAAAGAACCTGATGATTGGACTGAAGACGAACTAAATCAATTAAACACGCTATTCAAAAAAGAATCTACACCAGAACAATTAGCCGAGATAGAAAAATTTCCAGATGACAAACGCCCCCCAAAAGGTTGGTTTGATAGATGTGTTAGAAGTGTAAGTAATGTAACTGATACTCCAGAACAACTCTGTGGTTGGGTGTATTATAGATGGATGACACCTGAAAGAAAGAGTAAAATAGAAGCAACGAGACAAACAGAAGAAGAAATTAAAAAATTACAGGAACAACTAAAAAAAGTTAAAGGAGAAAAAATAAAACAATTTATTGAACAACATAAATCATTAATAACTCCTGCAATAGAATCTGAATTTAAGCAACTCGCTGAAACACTTGAAAGCAATAAGACAATAAAATTTGATGAAAAAGAAACCAATATGTTTGACCTATTGTTAGATTTTATAGATAAATTATATAAACAGAAACTTGTTTTGTTTGATGAATTAGTTAAACAGAACGAAGAAAAGTTTATACAAGACATAAAAAATAAAGTTGTAACTAAATTTACCGACGATGAGAAAAAAGGTATAGAAATAAGGAATATAGACACAGCAATAGAAATACAAAGAATAGCAGAAGAAGAAGGTATTTCATACAGAGATGCTTACCTAAAATACGGGGAGCGTATGAAAAACCAAAAATTAGGAGGTGAATAGAAAAATGGCAACAGAAAAATATTTATTAGATTATGGTAGATTAAAAGCTGCTGGAGATTATTCAACTAAACAGTTTTATATCGTAAAACTTGATAGCACTGCTGAACAATTTGTTTTGTGTGGTGCTGATGAAGTTGCTTTTGGTGTTCTACAAGATAAACCTACATCTGGTAAAGTAGGTTTGATTAGAATTGAAGGAACATCAAAAGTTGTAGCATCAGGTGCTATAAGTTACGGTGCAAAAGTTTATAGCGATGCCAATGGCAAAGCAACTGCAACTGGAACAACAAATCCGATAGGAATAGCACTTGAAGATGCTTCCGCAAACGGAGATATAATAGAAGTAAGATTAATTCCAAAATGTTAAATGAAATAGGAGGTGAATATAAATGAAACCCACATTAACTGATGTTCATATAGATACACCACTAAGTAATGTAAGTATAAAATACCAAAATGCGTTATATGTAGCAGAAAAATTATTTCCAGCTGTTACAGTAAATAAAGAAAGTGATAAATATTTCAAATACGGTAAAGAGGATTTTCGGATTTATAAAGCATTGAGAGCTGATGGTGCAGAAGCACAAGAAGTCGATTGGTCAGTTTCTACTGACTCATATTCTTGTGATGAATATGCATTATCAAAATTAGTTACTGACAGAATGCGAGACAATGCTGATAATCCTCTAAAACCCGATATAGATACAACTGAATATTTAACAAATATGATACTGTTACAGTTAGAAAACAAAATTATGTCTATTGCGACCGATACAAATAATTATGCTTCTGGGCACTATGAAACATTATCGGGAACAGACCAATGGGATGATTATGAGAATAGCGACCCAAGAAAAACAATCAGTGACGCAAAAAGTGTCATAGCAAAAAAGATTGGTCAAGACCCGAATACAATAATAGTAGGAAAAGAAGTTCACGAAAAATTAAAATATCATCCTAAAATATTGGATGCCATTAAATATACTAATCTCGGTGTTGCTACTGTTGATTTATTAAAACAATTATTTGAAGTTGACAACTATTATGTAGCAGGGGCACTTTATGAGACAGCAACAGAAGGACAAACATCAAGTTTGAATTATCTATGGGGCAAGAATCTTATTGTAGCTTATGTTGCGCCGAATGTTGGATTAAAAGTGTTAACTTTTGGGGTAACATTTAGAAAAACAGGTTACCGACGAGTAAAAAAATGGCGTGAGGAAAAAAGAAATGGAGATATGATAGAAGTTGCTGATTTGTTTGTTCCTAAAGTTGTTTGTTCTGATGCTGCTTACTTATTGAAATCTGTTGTAGCATAGGAGGTTACAAATTATGCTAAAAAAACTTTTTTTAATATTATTATTAGTAATAGTGTTTATTGGGTTCAGTTATGCTGATATGTATATATCAACAGGGACAGCAAATTTGGAAACTGTTTATTCTGGTGCTTGTTTTGTAGATGGTGCATATGTCACCAATATATCAAGTTGGACCGCTCTTGTTTATATTTATGATTCAAACACTCTGAAAGCGAAAATTACTGCTCCGAGACACGAATATACGATGGCTAACTACAAAAATGTTGAACATATTCCGTGCATAACAAATTTGAAAATGAAAATAGAGTTATACGATATTAATACTGGAACAAAATCAGACAAAATTGATGACCCTGGTATTTCTATAATTGTATTCTATAAAAAGCGATAAGATAATGAAATGGCAAACTGGATAACGATAACTACTTCTGACAAAGTAGTGGGTCGTGCTTTAGTTGATGCTGGTTGGAGTGAAAGTGATATAACAGAACGAATAACAAAAGCAGAAGCATACATAAGCGGTAAACTTATCAGGTTAGGTTTGACAGTAGCACAATTATCTAATTGCAACTTGATAAAAGAACTTGATAAAAATTTAGCACGATACTATATACTTGTTGATATATTTACTAATACTTTACCTGTTTCACCTGGAACAGAACAATATCTCAAACTGAAAGAGGATGTTGATAATATTATAGAACAGATATTGAATGGACAGATGGAACTGGTAGATAACGAAGGTAATGTATTGACAACAAATAGACATCGCGTTAAAATTAACACAGATAATGTAAAAAGAGCGTTGACTATGGATGACCCTACAAAACAAAGTATAGACACTAATTATAGTGAAGATGATATTTTAGGTAATCCATAGTATTATATATGAGAATAGAAATAAGTGAAAATAGCAAATATATTCGTTCTTTACTAAAAACGAAATTAAAGAGAGTTATTGATTTAGGCGAACCGTTACATCAAATTGGCACAGTTATCTATAAATCAGTTATACAGAATTTTAGGAAGCAAGGTAGACCATTTCCCTGGCGACCTTTATCACCGTTAACATTGTTTGTTCGGACACACAGAACAGAAAAACGTGCAAGAGCTGGTAATGTATCTGCTTTACAGGAAATGGGATTACCTGCAAGACCACTTATTATGATGGATACAGGAATGCTTATACAGAGTATATATCCTGGTAGACCTGGCAATGTTTTTAGAGTAGATAAAAGTTCAGTTGCTGTTGGAACGAATATAAGATATGCTCCTAAATTGCAATTTGGTGGAACAACAGAAACAACAAAAGTTAAAATTGGTAAATTTACCCGAGAATATCCAAGAACATATAAAGGTAGACCTGTTTCACTTGAAACAATTGAAAAAAGAACAGATAATAAAGTTAAAGTTGAACCTTTTGAAATGACAATAAAAGGTGGTAAAAGAATACCACCGAGACCATTTTTGATGATACAAAGACAAGATACAGCAAAAATATTTGAAATAATGAAAAGATGGATTTTTGGTTTAGGTTGGGAACAAGAATAATAAATGGCAAGTGCAATAGAAACAATTTGGACAAGTATTAAAACGATATTAACGAATGATGAAACATTATCAAGTTATGTTAATAAGATATACGAAGGATTTAGAGAAGATGTTCCGTATAACAAACAATATATTATTATACTTGACCCTGTTAGTGAAACAGAAGAAATAAGTCAAGTTCCTTATCAACCGAAATTAACTGTAACAATATACATATATTGTGTAATAATAGTAGAAGATGTTGATAAACAAATATTAGGTAGTGGGACCAAAAAAGGTATATTTGAATTTGTAGCAGATGTAAAAAATGCACTTGCAGGTAATACTGATTTATTAAACAGTTGTAATAAATTTACAATGCCGTCTGTTAATTATTTGTTTTGGCGTTCTGGACAATATCCAATACGTGCAGGTGTAATAGAAATAAATATAGAAAAATGGATAACAAAACAAGGCAGATAAATAAAAAAAGGGAGGAAATAATAAATGGCTCTATACGATAGAAGTAAAATTATTTTCGGATTAGCAAAAGAATCAACAAGAGGAACAGCAAATGATACAATATCAAGATATATTGCTATTGATAGAGGACTAACGATGGATTATGTATTGTCGCTAATTGAAGATACACAATTACGAGGACAGGTCTATAATATACCGCCTATTACTGGTATTAAGACAGGAACAGGAACAATTAGGTTTAATGTAGAAGCAGGTAATATTGGTGAATTGTTATATAGTTTATTAGGCAATGTTACATCAGAACAACAAGGACAAACAAGTGCATATAAACATACTTTTATCAGGTCCAATAGTAATCAACTTCAATCTTATACGATACATATTGATTGGGGAATAGCAAAGAAAAAATATGTGCGTAGCTGTATAAAATCAATAACATTTTCAGTTACTCCCGACGGTGTTTTATTAGCAGATATAAGTTTGTTATTTGAAAAAGAAGATTCTTCAACTGTAACATTTAATCCGAGTTGGTCTACACCGAAACCATTAATGGGTTATCAAGTGGCAATAGAAAATCCCGATGGCGAGATAGTAACAAATGTAAAAGATTTAAGCATAACAATAGACAATCAAAATTTTGCTAAAAGAGTATTAAAACAAAGTCAAGATATAGATGATATTTTGGCAATAGGTCCACTTTTAGTCAACGGTAGTTTTACTGTTTATTTTGAATCTTTAACAGAAAGAAATAATTTCTTGTCTAACACAGCGTCAAGTTTAGAATTAAAACTTGAAGGTCAAACAATAGAAGGTGCATATAAAGAAACATTTGATATATTATTACCTGAAATACATTATACAGCATATCCTTTTGGAGAAGCAGATGGATTATTAGCGTCAGCGGTAACATTCAATGCATATCAAAAACTATCAGATGGCAGCAATCAAGTAACAGTATATATAATTAACAACATAACAAGTTACTAAAAAATTAGAGAGGTTAAAAATGATAAATAAAAATAATATATTTTTGATTTTATTAACAATTTTATTCACAACTTATTCAGGTTATACACAGCGTCAACAGTGGCGAGTTTTGACAGATTTTAATACGAAAGCAACAACAGTTCAAATGATGGGAGACATTGCTATATTTCAAGTCGGTCAAGATACCGCAAATGTTACAACCTTATTTGATAAAGATAGAAACATAAAAGCAACAAAAATCTATGTATCAACTATAACAACTGATGATTCTCAATTTTCTATATTAGTAAATACGGATACTTATATTGCGGGAATATTGGATATGCAAGGTTTTGATGTCATAAATGTAAGCTCAATCAATTTTACTGATAACATATTTAGGAGTAATGGAGATGCTATTCAACTTGGTAGATATTCTGAAAATAATTATACTTATGGAATAGGAATAGGAAGGAATAGTTATAATAATTATACTTATGGAATAGGAATAGGAAGGAATAGTTATAATAATTATTATTATGGAATAGGAATAGGATATGATAGTTATAACAACAATAACTATGGAATAGGAATAGGATATGAATCAAAAAACAACAAACCATACTCAACTTCAATAGGAGGATATACATATTCTGCAAGTTCAAGTGTAAGTTTGGGGTGGAACGCAAGAAGCGAAAACATAGAAAGTGTAAGTTTAGGAGCAGGAGCAAAAACTACTGCTCCTAAAAGTGTATCAATCGGAGCATATACAGTAAATAATGATACAGAAACAATAAAATTAGGATATAATACAAATATAGAAGGAGATTTAACAGTTAGTAATACAGTATATGCTCATACAGGTAATTTTAGTGAAATATTTGCTTCAACAATACAAGCAAAGAGTCCATTAGTAATTAAAGGTGATAGAGTAGATATGGTTGGAGCGATGACAGTTCAAAATAGCGGTTCAGAAAATGCTGTAAATTACATTAAATCCAACAGAGGAGGGTTAGCAATAGCAATTTCATCTGGTTCATTAGAAACCGCTAACAGTAAAGACCCGACTAATCCACAATATTCAGTTGCTATAACAAGTTCGGGAGATGTATATGCAAAAAGATATTTTGGAGATGGAAGTAATCTGACAGGTATAGGTGGTGGTGGAGCATCATATATACAACTTGGTGGATTTATGTCAGATATATATTTATCAAGTTCTGTCCCGATAGACATAGTCAATATCCCTGCAGATTGGACCCTGACAGAATTAATAGCTTTTGCTGTTTATGGCTCAACAGTTGGTTCAACTATTTTTGATATAAGATATTCAACAGGAACAAATACAACTAATCCAGTTGTATGGACTTCTATTAGTACGGTTGAATTATCAACAGGCACCTGTAAATCCTCACCAGTTAGTATATCTCAATCAGTCAATAATACACATATAATAGGATTATTTACTAATCAAATACCAAGTTCGGGTAGTTTACCGGTAGGAACGGGGGTGACAATTAAAAAGCAATGAAAAAGATTTTACATTTAGTTTTGATATTAGTTTTATGTCAATTTATTTTTGGTAAGCAAGTATCAAATAAAGATTTAGGATTAGTCGGATTATGGCACTTGAATGAAGGGTTTAATACCTATACAAGAGATGAAATATCCAATAAGTATGGGGTTATAACAGGTGCTTCTTGGGTAACAGGGAAGTATAGTAAATGTTTATATTTTGATGGTATAGATGACAAAGTTACACTGGATAGTATAAATGATTTACCATCAGGCAACTCTAAGAGAACAATTACAGTTTGGTTTAATACTCCTGAATTTACCTCTAATTGGCAACAAAGACCATTATTTTCTTATGGGGCTACTTCCAATTATAGTATGTTTACAATATCTTTATGGTCAACAGATACTGCTGAATTAAGACGAATCAGGTTGGATTGTTATAACGCAGGTTGTAATTGGGAAATTCAATTCCCGCTAAATAGTTGGAATTTTTTGGTTATAACTTATGATGGGACTAATGCAACTATGTATTTAAATGTAACCTCTTCTTATACTGCAAATCCAGGGACAGTTAATACAAACCTGACAGGTGGTTTAAAATATATAGGGTATTCAAGTTGGTTAGGAAGTTATTACTATCATAAAGGATATATAGACGAGATTGCAGTTTATAATAGAGTATTATCAATAGGAGAGATAAAAAATTTATACCGAGAAGGTAGAGCAAAGCTTATAAATTAAATTTATGAAAAAATTTATCCTGCTATTTATTTTTATATCATTTTGTTATTCACAATCATCTATTACATATTTAGTTTATTTGAATAAATTACCCAATACTACAAATAAAATTGATTTTCCTGTTAAAAATATATTAACGGGATACGAAAATATAATAGATAAAGGTATAAAAGATATAAAAATAGCAAGTGGACAACCTTTTAGATTGACTCAATATCTAATAGCACCGAATACAAATTATGCACTTGTATCAATAGCATATAAAGATGATATAGAGAAAAGTTGGTTTGACAATTTAGAAAATTTAGGTATCATACTAAAAATATCAGAAAGTAATACAGTAACAAAACAAACAAGGTTTGGTAATGAAATAATTATGGAACAGAGGGAGTATAATTCTTTACCTGACGATTTTAGTAAAAATTGGGAAATAAGAATTTCTACTAAATGACACAAGATATTATATAAGCCAATGAATAAATGGATGTTTCGTAAGTATTTAGAAAAGCAAATAGCGAAAATAAACGAAGAAAAATGGCTTGAGGGTGAAAGAATTAAATGTGACCCTGGCCAAGAGTTTGTAATAAAGTGGATATCGAATAACGCTAAAAAATTCAGGAAAGATTTTACACTGGAAGAATTAGAACAAGCACTTAAAGATATAAATTGTATGATAAACGATTTAACTAATTTACATTTAAACACAGATAAAA